TAACCCCACACCTACACCCACACCCACACCCACAATAACTCCCACACCCGTGCCCACCCAAACAAGACCGCCTTTGGAAGGCAACATTGCTTTTGTGTTGGGCAACGGTCTCAGTCGTAAAAATATACCATTGGATCATCTGCGTGAATGGGGCAGAATCTATGGTTGCAATGCACTGTACCGAGAGTTTACTCCGGACTTTTTGGTGGCCGTGGATGCCAAAATGGTCACAGAGATCTGCGAAAACAACTGGCAGCTCAAACATCCTGTGTGGACCAATCCCAACAAAAACATGGAGAAATACAAAGGTCTTAACTTTTTTAAACCCAGTCAAGGCTGGAGCAGCGGCCCCACAGCACTGTGGCTGGCCACGCATCATGAGCACCGAACGTTCTATATCTTGGGTTTTGACTATGTGGGCACAGAAGAAGGCAAACTCAACAACCTCTATGGCAGCACACGCAATTACCGTAAAATCACAGATCCAGCCACCTATCATGGCAATTGGCTGCGTCAAACCGGCATTGTGATACAGAAAAACCCCAAAAATCAATACATTAGGGTGGTGTCAGATGATCGCAAAGGGTTTCAGGCTGAGGAATTTCAAAGACATCACAACTATTCCGAAATGATTGTGAGTGATTTTCGCAATGCGTTTTGCAGACCCCGACCTGTGCAAAATTAGTCAAAATCGACCTATATCTGCCCACTTTTGACTAAATTTGTTAAATAAAGGTGACAGCCTTATCAAAACAACTAACCGTCAAGGAGACATACAAATGTCAGACAACTCAAACAATAAATTCGAGCAAATGCTTGAAAAACTTACCGCAGATGACAGAACCGGAGCTGAAGCCCTATTTCACGAAATAGTGGTTGAGAAGTCACGTTCGATCTACGAAAATTTATTAGAGACCGACCTTGCTGATATCGCAGTGGAAGAAACTGCTGTGGAAGAAGCAAAAAAAGACAAAGAAATGAAAAAAGCAGACAAAGAAGATTCTAAAGAAAAAGAAGAAATGAAAAAAGAATCTACTGAAGAAGTTGCCGCTGAAACAACTCAAGAAGTTGCTCCAGTAGCAGTAGCTCCAGTGACTGCTGAAGTTGGCGGAGATGCCACAGACGACATGATCGCTGACATCGAAGACGACAAAGATGCTGAAGACAAAGGTGACGAAAAACCTGCGGCTGCAGACATGGAAGACAAAATTGTTGATTTAGAAGATGCAGTGGAAGAACTTAAAGCTGAGTTTGAAAAATTAATGTCAAACGATGGCGACAAAGACAGCGAAGGCGAAGAAAAAGCTGAAAAAGAAGCTGTAGCAACTGAAGTTCAACCCAATGCAGAAGTAGTAGCACCAGTGGCAACTGCCGAAGTAGCTGCACAACCAGCAACATCTGAAATCAAAAGCGACAGAGAAAGAATGAGAGAATACGTGGACAAAGTGGCAGTGAAACACACTGACGGTTCGGACAACGCAAAATCTCCAACTCCTAAGCAAGCGAAAGCAATGGGCGGCAACGCAGTTGATTTCGTTGGTTCAGAAGAAAAAGGTAGACCAGCTCCAAAAGCGGAGTTGAATGACGCAGGCAACATCAATACGCCAGGCGCATCTATCAAGTTGGCAAAAGCCAAAGGACCAGAAACTGCTGACAAGTCAGACAATACAAAAAGTATATTGGCTAACAAGAAGTAAGGTTAAGGACTTATAAAATATAAGATGTTTACATTACGCGAAACATTGTCATTTGACCAAGCAAGTTTGGTCATTGAGTCTGCTGAAGACAAAAACGGGGGCAAGAGCCTTTATATGAAAGGTATCTGCATTCAAGGCGGCGTCAAAAACGCCAACCAAAGAGTGTATCCTGTTAGTGAAATCAGTAGAGCTGTCAACACACTCAACGATCAGATCAAAGGTGGTTATTCAGTGTTGGGCGAAGTGGATCATCCAGAAGGCCTTAATGTTAATTTGGACCGTGTGAGTCACATGCTGTCAAGCATGTGGATGGATGGCCCAAATGGACATGGCAAACTAAAAATATTACCTACGCCGATGGGACTGCTAGTTAAGACCATGCTGGAAAGCGGAGTCAAACTGGGAGTTTCATCGCGTGGATCAGGCAACGTCAAAGAAGACGGGTCTGGACAAGTGAGTGATTTTGAAATCATCACTGTGGACATAGTGGCTCAACCGTCAGCTCCGGGAGCCTATCCAACACCAATTTATGAACATCTTTTGAACACAAAAGGTGGTTATAGAGCTTTAAACATCGCAAGGGACACACAGGCACAAGAATACTTAAAGGAACAACTGGTGAATATCATCAGTAAACTCCGTTAAACTAATTAGGAGAAAATATAATGTTAGATGCACTGAAATCACTTTTTGAAAACAATGTAGTTTCCAAAGAGATCAGAGCCGAAATAGAAACAGCTTGGGCAGCCAAAGTGGAAGAAAACAAAGTGGCAGCCACAGCAGAACTACGCGAAGAGTTCGCTAAGAAGTATGCACAAGACAAACAGCAAATGATTGACGCTGTGGACAAACTTGTTACAGAAAAATTGGCAACTGAGATTGCTGAGTTTGCAGATGATCGCAAACAATTGGCAGATCAGACAGCACAATACGCAGTGAATATGAAACAACATTCAGAGTCATTGAAAAATTTTGTGTTTGAAAGACTTGCAGCGGAAATTCAAGAACTACACGCAGATCAAAAAGTTGTGTCTGAAAATTTCAGCAGACTTGAAGAATTTGTGGTAGAGGCTCTATCGAAAGAAATAGCAGAGTTTCATCAAGACAAACAAGACCTAGCAGAAACCAAAGTACGTCTGATCAGAGAAGCCAAAGAGCATTTTGCTAAAGTTCGCAAGACCTTTATCGAAAAGAGTTCTAAAGTGGTATCTGAAACAGTGAGCAAAGTTCTTACCAAAGAAATTGGCCAGCTGAAAGAAGACATTGATTCTGCTCGTAAAAATGACTTTGGACGCAGATTGTTTGAGACATTTTCAGAAGAGTATGCTTCAAGCTACTTGAATGAAAAATCTGAAACATCTAAACTTCTAAAAGTGGTCAAGATCAAAGACCAACAAATAGAAGATGCGAAAAAAGCTGCACAAGAGAATGCCAAATTGATTGAAGCCAAAGATGCCGAAATCAAATCAGCAAAAGATGCAGCAGAGAGATCAGCAGTTATTGGTGAGCTTACAGCTCCTCTTAACACTGAGCAAAAAGAAATAATGAAAAACTTACTGGAATCAGTTCAAACAGCAAAATTAAGATCAGCGTTTGACAAGTACATGCCATCAGTAATCAACGGCGGTACAGCACCAGCGAAGAAACAGGCTTTAAAAGAAGGCACAGAAATAACAGGCGACAAAACACAAACTAACGTTAGACAGGTGTTTGACAGCAATATATTTGCTATCAGAAGACTTGCCGGTTTATAAACAAAAACAAATAGGAGACAAATAAAATGTCAGAACTAACAGAAGCACGCTGGTCAGAAACAAAAGCAGCATTGTTAGAAGGGCTAAAAGGTAACAGAAAATCTGTTATGGATGTGACTCTTGAAAATACTAGAAAGTATATCAATGAATCAGCATCAACTGGAGCTACTTCTGCAGGTAACGTTGCTACTCTAAACAGAGTAATTCTACCAGTAATAAGACGGGTTATGCCAACTGTTATCGCCAACGAATTAGTAGGCGTGCAGCCAATGACTGGCCCAGTGGGACAAATCCACACGTTAAGAGTAAGATACGCAGAAGCATCAGCAGGAACAACTACAACTACTGCAGGTGAAGAAGCATTATCACCGTTCAAAATCGCAGAAGCATATTCTGGCGACAACTCATCTACTAAAGCAGGTACTACATCAGCTTTAGAAGGTACAGGTGGTAAAAAACTATCAATCCAAATCTTGAAGCAAACTGTAGAAGCAAAGAGCAGAAAATTGTCTGCTAACTGGACCTTCGAAGCAGCTCAAGATGCTCAAGCTCAACAAGGTATCGACATCGAAGCAGAGATCATGGCAGCATTAGCTCAAGAGATCACTGCAGAGATTGACCAGGAAATCATTGGTTCATTAAGCACGTTAGCTGGAACAGCTTTCTCAACTTATGACCAACAAGGTGTTTCTGGAACTGCAACTTTCGTCGGTGACGAACACGCAGCTCTTGCTATCTTGATCAACAGAGCAGCAAACGCGATTGCACAAAGAACAAGAAGAGGCGCTGGAAACTACGCTGTAGTATCTCCAACTGCTTTAACTATCCTTCAATCAGCTACAACTTCAGCGTTCGCAAGATCAACTGAAGGCACATTTGAAGCTCCAACTAACAACAAATTAGTAGGAACTTTGAACTCAGCTATGAAAGTATACGTTAACACCTATGCATCTTCAGACGATGTTATAGTAGGATACAAAGGTTCATCAGAAGCTGATGCTCCTGCATTCTACTGCCCATACATTCCGTTGATGTCATCTGGCGTTGTTCTTAACCCAAGCACATTCGAACCAACTGTTTCTTTCTTAACAAGATACGGTTACGTAGAATTGTCAAACACTGCGTCATCTCTTGGTAACGCAGCTGACTACTTGGCTAAAGTAGCAATTACAACTGCTAACTTATCGTTCTCTTAATAGATCGATCAGTAACAATATTAAAAATGGGGGGTGTCAAAACCCCTCATTTTTTTTGACTGCAACATCATTGACGCAGACCAAAATATCCTATACAATACACTTACCAAAATATTATGAGCCAAACTGTTAATGCACAAAGCATCAGACTGATACAGCCCATATTTGTGAATGACACAGATGTGACTCAAACCACAGTGCTGGGTCAAGACAATGCCAATCACAGTGTGAGTGCCATCATCAGCAGAATAGAACAGGATTTGGACATGGGCCAAAAAGATTTCTTACTGTTTGTGACCACATCACACAAACAAAATGATTGTGATTGGCACATGCATCACAAAGTCATTGACACCATCAAACAGCGTTTTGCTGAACGCATTCATCTCACAGTGGATGTGTGTTTGTGTGGAGTGCGTGAAGATGGTCACTGCTGTGTGCCAGATGATCCTATCAAAACTCAGCAACAGTTGGGCACATTGGCTCAAACCTGTGTGACAGCAGGTGCAGACAGTGTGGCTCCCAGCGACATGCAACCTTTCACAGTGGCCACCATTAGAGCATTGACCAACAAACCCATCATCAGTTATTCCACCAAGTTTCGCAGTGTGCAGTATGCTGCTTTTAGACAGGTGGTGGACAGTGTGCCCCACAGTGATCGTTGGTATCAACTCAATGTGCGAGATCGAGCGGCTGCCATCAAAAGTTCCATTCACTATGCTGCACAAGGCGCAGATTATCTCATGGTGAAACCAGGCATGAGCAGCATTGATCTGATTCAACCCATTCGTGAAGCCACACAAAAACCTGTGGGTGTGTATCAAACCAGCGGTGAATGGCAGAGCATACAAGGTCACAGTCAAATGGATCAGATGCTGCAGGAAACCCATGCTGTGTTCCAGCGTGCAGGTGCTGCATTTATGATATCATATGGTGCAAGATTACTGCAGAAAACACTTAAATAATTGCATGGCAGAGCAAACTGAAAAAGAATTGATGCAATCATACCTGGCCCAACGCAAACAGTTGGATGCATGGATCAAACATCATCCCATGTTTGCACATGACTTACGCCGCATCAAACACACCATAGACAAACTGATGAATCAGCGTGCAGATCTATTGGTGCAGTATCGTCAAACACGTCGTGAACACTATCGTGAACAGGCAAGAATCACCCTGTTGCAAGCACAAAATCACCTCAAAACTTTCTCAAAACTAGAGCTTTTAGCCACACTGTCCAAAAGATAAATAACTGTACTTCAAAAATGGTTTTGAAGTTTATGCGGTTTAACCCACCGCGTATAACATAGAACGTTACATAGGAGAAACAAATGGGAAGACCAGTCAGAAGAGATAGACTAGGCACAGAAGTGTTTGGCACATACGTAGGCGCAGCTGAAGGTATCAGATGTGAAGCTTATATCGGTGGATCAAATCAAACAGATGTGTTTATCGTGAAACAAGTAGGTGCTAGAAGATACAAAGTACAAGATGTATCTGTAGGAACCAGTTCAATAATCAAAGCTAAATTAGTGTCAGGCACACCAGCAGCATCAGGTGAGATGAGACTAACAGGCTACTTAGGAGGAGATCAAACTCAACCAGTAGTACTGAGAAAATTGAACAAACGTACAGCAAACAGTTACGCAGGAACTAGATACAAATGGTTCTTAATAGATGATTCAACTGGTGGCGAACACGGTAGAATACACTTAACAGCAATATAATACAATCGGGGGGAGCAATCCCCCCAACAAAAGAGAACAGATGTCAAAATTTTTAAGAGTATTGGACGGAGACTACAATATAAAAGTCCAGTCGGGTGGTGAGATCACATTGGACACAGGCTCACAAGTGGGCACAGTGCGTGTGACAGGTAATTTAATTGTAGAAGGTGACAACACCACAGTTGAATCTGAAAATTTAGTTGTGAGAGACAACACTATTACCATCAACAATGGTGAAGGTGGAGCAGGAGTCACGCTGGGCACAGCAGGATTGATTGTTGACAGAGGATCAACAGTTGATGCACAATTTTTGTTTGATGAAACTGATGGATTGTATTTTGATCCAGCATCCGCCACTCCTGGACAAGGAGTATTCAAATTAACTTACAGCAACGGTGATCCCATAGGATTGAGAACCAACAGCATATCTTCAGGTGGGGCCATATATCTTCAACCAGGCGGAGCAGGTGCAATCACGGCCTACAAAGTAAACTATGAAACATTTGTCACAGCTTCCAATGATATTCCCAACAAAAAATATGTGGATGATTTTGTGGTGGCTTCCATCACCGGTTTAACATATCCAAAAATTCAACGAGGCAATACCATTGTGCGAGTGTATGACACTGCACCAGGAGTCACTGCCAATACCACAGGTGCTTCAGGCACAAGTGTCACAGCCACTTTAACTTTCACTGCTCAACCCACCATACCTTTCAACATAGGTGAAACCATTGTGGTAGCAGGAGTAACTCCTGTGGGCTACAACGGCACTTATGTGGTCACCAATGCGTCAGTGAGTTCAGTCAGCTATCTCAATGCTACCACAGGTGTACAAACAGTGGCAGGCACAATAAACTTGCAAGGAGATGCAGACAACAAAGCCACCATAGAGATTGATGGCACTTTAAAAAATACTTTTTTAAGCAATCAAGTGGATTTTTTACAGGGTCAAATCAACCTATCAGAAATTAGAATTGAAGAAAGCACCATTTCAGCACCAGGCACCACACAAGACTTGATATTGCAAGCACAAGGAGTGAGATCAGTGAGAATAGATGACACATTAATGATCAAAGCCACTGGAGCCAATCCAGCCTATGACGGAATTGGTTTGAAATTGTATGCCAACACTCAAGGATCAGGTAAAACTGGTTTATTTTATGTAAATACAAGCAACATCAGAGATGAAATAATCAGCAAAAACAGATCTCTGCTGTTCAGTATGATATTTTAGGAAT